CTCTCTTCAAAGTTTCGGACTTAAGTTTATCTATCGCCAACAACAGAGTTGTATCTCCAGAAGCAAAACGTCTCTCAACGCTCTCTACTTCTGCGAGCAACTCTAATGCCAACGGGGTAGTAAAATCCCTGGCTTCTCGATCACCCCAGATGTCACGACGTTTTAAATTTCGCAACACCCAGGGGAGACCAGGCGATTTCGTATCCTCAAGTCCTGGAAATAATCCCGGAACTCCTTGTATCGCTTCAATTGCAGTGAACACCCTTGGAGGCGTGTCCATTGGTTTTGAAACGCGTACAACCCTAGCTTTATAAGCAGCAGTGATATCATCTAACAACTCCATGTTAACTGGTTTGCTGTTTTTATTATAGGGCTCCATTGAGTTATACTTTGGACATACAACACCTTCCTCAACACGTCTTGATCTCATCAACGACGGTATCTTGGCAGGTTCTACATCCAAATATTTACTCAAGGAAGAAGGTCTAATTCTAGAAGGGGCTTCATTCACAGCTCCCACAAACTCACCAAGCACTGGTATATTTGTGGGGGCATAGAATTCAGTCTCAAAAGGAAGAGAGTCGGAACCATCAAGGGGTGGTTCTTCGGGGTCATGCATCAAATCTTTCACCATATCACGATTGATTGCAGTAGAAAACCCTTTAGAACCATTCCCGGCCACATGGAAACCGACCATCTCAACCCTCTCAGGACTAGACGAATCCGCTCTGAAAAGAGGAACTATGCAGAAACCCTTATACGTACACTTGTCATAAGCGTAGACTAAGGTATCTGTCATATCACCGTACTTAGCATCTTTTACAGCCGCACACCACACAGGGGCTAACACATAGCCACCATTAGGGGCTTGCGACTGGTACTTGATTTTAAGTTCGGGATCCTCTCTCCAGACCATACTAGTAAGTGGAGTGGCCAAGACCGCCCAGAACTCCGTAATCCCATTATCAGAGTCTGGAAGCATTCGTAAGATGGATTTGCGAGGGTATGTCACAGGTGGTAAAGTAAACATGCACAAATCTTTCTCACGAGTCTCAGCCCAATCACGGAAGCTCTCCCTTATGTCCTTATACATGACACTAAAGGGGGCATCTCCATGCTCCAGACCAATTCCCTTACCAGGATTAGAAACGATTCCTTGAAAAGACACAATCACATTGCTATCTTTCTCGAATTCGTCCTCCAACCGGCCGAACATATGGCAGGCGCTCAGGACCTCATATCCTGAAGCAACTATCACAAACCCGGCTATAATTGGATCAATACCTATGCGAACAGATAAAACATTATTCGCCATAAGTCTATGAGCCAATGCAAAATGTCCATCGGTAATTGACAAAGCTTGCATTTCCATAGGTAGGGGGTCGGGGGGGGGTAATGACGGTGGAGTCCAAGTTTCTGCCTCCATAGGGTGTGTCACGGTGGGTTTAACCATCTTGGCACGCCCTTTGGGGACATACTTCTTAGGCCTGCGCGCTTTCTTCGTACCACGCACTGCTTTTCCAGATTGTTCTTCAAATTGCTGGCGAACAAACGGCCAAAACAGTGCGGCAGACGTACAAAGAGTTGCTAGCCCAACCAAAACTGGATTATCTTTTACAAAAGTCACGAATTTGGAAAGGCCACTCCGAAGACTAGACAACCACGACTCTTCTACAAGAACAGTAGTATCTCTAGCTACGAAGGCAGGACACTCAGTAGACATTTGATCCTTGACCATCTCATATTGGCGACAG